GAAGTATTACGTACGCAGAGTTATCAGTTAACACAAGAGTGTAATCCTTACCTTTAACAGCCCCAACTATTTTAGTACCAGAATCTAATCTAAAAGTACCTGCAGTATTTACAGAAGTAGGTGCGTAATCTGTTATATCTTCTTGGTCAGAAAATCTTATAAACATTTTATCCTGTGTTCCCGGAGAACCGATGGTAGTTTCTGTCCCCATGTGAAACAGATGTCTGTCTCTATCAGAGACTAAAGTGAGAACAGATGCAGTAGGGGCATTTGAAACCAATGCAGCTCTTGTTGTTAAGGCATTAGAATTTGAATTTATTGGATTCCATGAGAAGGTATTACCATTTTTAATAGTAGCTATAAGCTGTTCACCAAAATTGTCTAAAGACCAAGAAGCAGGATCAATGCTTAATGTTTGCGAAAGAGAAGCTTGACCCCATGCAGTATAATATTCTACTCCTGCACCACTTGCATGTGCAGATCTTGTGCCCGCAGCTGCTCTTGTTATACCTGTTAAATCGTTTGATGATATACCTGTGTAAGAAATAAATTCTGCACCAACTTTAATAGTTCCTGTTGTTGGAAATCCAGAGGTTGAATTTAAGGTGATTGAGGTTCCAGAGCCTCCAGTGCCTGCTGTATCATCTTGTAGTAAACCATTTAGGGTACTAAAAACTTGTTGGCCACCACCCCATAATCCAGTGCCCCAACCAAATCCGTATGAGTTACCTAATGCTCCAACTTTTACATATGGATTTATTGTTGCAGATCCACTTGCACTTACTGACGTTCCAGCATTTGCTGCCATAGTAATAGTAAATGTATTAGCGGTTGGAACTGAAACTACTTGAAAAGTATTTGTTGTAAAATCTGATGCGCTGTAACCTGCACCACTTGGAGGCGTTACAGAACTAAATGTAAATAAATCTCCTGCTTCTAATGCATGTGAGGGTTTGTTCACAGTAACGGTTGCAGAACTATTTACAGTAGTAAATGTACAACCTGTTTGTGCTGTGTCCAACGGAGTTATATCATAAAAAGAACCTTCATAATAAACTACCAAAAGTTTATTTGTACCTATGGCTGCATATCTTCTACCATCTAAATCAGCCCAAACAAATTGTGCCCTTGCTGCACCTACTAATGTAGATGATAAAATCTCTGTCCAACCACCGATTTTTTCTGGTAAGCCATATCTAAATCTCACAAAATCACCATCAGTCCATTTACCCTCCGCACCGGTCTGTGTGACTTGTTTGTTAAATCCTGGGGCTATGTTTACTCTTGTTAAAGGCATGCTTTATTATATCATTTTATCTAAGAGGTCTCTATATCATCCTCTTCATGGGAAACTAATTCTTTAGTTTTTTTGTCAAATTTTAAATGAAAATCTGAGACTATTTTAACTAAATTATTTGAAAAATGCTTTAAAGCACTAGCCTCTAATGTAAATTTGCCTTTGTCTTGAATTATTTTTTTTTCATTATCGGTAAAAATTATTTCTGCTGAACCATTATTAAATTGTTTTATAATCATTATTTACTTAAACCAAAAGTTTGTCTCTTGTCTTTAAACCATTCTATATTTGGTCCTTTCCTATTAACATAATGTAAAAAAGCCTGCATGTGATAATCGCCTAGAAATTCACCTCTACTGTGAGTAAATTCACACCCTTTGTATATTAACGCATCTCCCTTTTCTAATAAAAAAGATTTGTTATCAACTATTATAGGCCAGTCAGTTTTATCAGAGTCAATCATAACTGTAACACTATACTCACACGATGGTCTATCTGTATGAGCCGGTAAGTCAGAAAATTTTGTGTAACATCTCCAATAAGAGTATGTTGGTAAAAGCTCTAAACCTATTTCTTTTTCTATTAATTTTAATTTATTTATCATAAGGCTTTCCATTAAACAATCTCCATAAAAACTAGAATCACAATTAGCGTTTGGTCCTTCTTCTTCAAAATTATTAAAATTAGTTCTATGTCTCATTTTACAGTATGTTGTCAATAAATTTAATTCATCTTTAGATACAAAATTTTTTACTTTTTTATATTTAAAATTTATCATAAAGCCCAAGTTACCACAGTGTGTCTTACACCTTTTGTAACTTTATTTACACGATGAGGAAATAAAAAATTACTAGGCCAAACAATAAATCTGTTAGGTTTTTTTTCTATTATATAATCTTTGTTGTTAAAATTAAATACAAGTTCTCCTCCCTCATAATCATTATTTAATAAAAATATACCACTAAGTGTTCTGGGGCAAACAGAGAAATGATCAGTATGTTCTGTGTAAAAACCATCTTGCATATATTTTAAAATTTCTATAGTTTCTATATTTTTCACATGACAATGATTAAATTCTTTACAATAAAAATCAAAAGATTTAAAAAATTTATAGCATAAATAATTGTGCCAATGAGTATCAGACAAAAATTCAGATGTAATAGACAAAGCTTTTGAAAAAACATTTCTTACATTTTTGTCTACCCTACTAGACTCGCCAACCCTTGCGTCATCATAATTTTGACAATTTATAAATCTTAAAAAAACACTTAATGTTTTATAATTTATAAAATCATCATAAATTTTTATATATTTTTCTAACTCCAACTTTTTTTACTCCAAAATCGTTCCTTGTAATTATTTAATATTTTTAATCCATAAAATATTTTTTTTGAATTAAATTTATTTGTATCGACACCAATAATTTTCATCTTCCAAGACTCTCTTTTAAAAGGTATGACTTGCACATAAGGTGTGCCTTTTTTAATTATAGTTTTTAAACTATTGTATTTGTCACCATTTATAAGCATAGGAAAATTTATTTCTTGTTGAAACGTATCTGTATCCACTATTCCAGGTATTATAGAAAATCTATCATCACTATTATTTAATGGTGGGAGAAATAAACAAGAATACCCAGGAGGTGTTTTAATAATCCAAGGATTCAAAAATTTATATATAGGTAAATTTTTATTCATTTCTGAAAAAGGTGATCCTTCAACTTGAATAAGATCATGTATTGATGCTCTTTCAGAACTAAGGTTGATCCCTTTAGCTTTTATTAAATCATGAAACATATCTCCTGTTCTGTAAAAAGAATCCATTTTTTTAGTATCTTCATTCAGAACATTATGTTCTATTTGATAATCTTGTGGTATTTTCAAAAGATACCCTGATGTTAATGTATCTAAAAAGGGCATACACCCTTTTATTGTAAATTTTTTATTACTTAAAGAGCCGTGTTTTAGTTTTTTGAACCAAGATGGAATATTTAATTTAATAGGAGTGGGATGATCTTGATTTAAATTTACATAATCTTTGTGTGAAATAAATTCAATTTGTTTATTAAACATAAATTTTTATTACACAAAAAATTATAAAAGTAAATCTTAAAGTAATTCTAAAGGATGGAAAGCATTTTCCCCTTGATCCATAACATATTTAATCACTGTGCTTTCAAGTGGATTGCCTTCAGTTATCACAGAAGAAGGATTTATATTTTTAAGATAATCTCTAAAAGAAATAACTAATGACCGCATGGGTTTATTTTGAGTTCTTGGTTTTGTTAACCAATTTTCTGTAATATTTAAATGATGTTTAATATCTTCACTAAATAATTCAGCTGTTGAATAAGAAACGGCTGGTGCTGAAGTCCAAATTACATTTGATCCATCACAAGATACAAAATCTTTAATTCCTTTTTTAAAATTTAAATAATCTGTATTGTCAATTTCAATAATACTTCTATGCTCATTATGAAAATTTTTATTTTGATCCATAATAGAATTATTCTCAGCCATTTGATGAATTCCTGAAAAATCATTAAGATTAAAAATTAAGTATGCCATTTTTATGCTCCTGTGTTTTCAAATATTGCTATTGCACCGTCAGTACCACTACCGCCAGCGCCTGCAGGATTAGTTCCTCTGTTTCCTCCACTTCCACTAAAGCCGCTAAAAATTCTTATGTTTGTATCAGAAATACCACCTGGAGCATTTCCGCTACTTCCAGTACTTCCACCAGGTGTTACAGCAGGGTCGTTTGGTGCGCCTCCACCACCGCCTCCCCCGTTGGCTGTACCAACATCAGTTAAAGTGGTTGCTCCACCGCTATTTCCTGCATTTCCAAATGCATTTGACCCATTTCCTCCATTCCCTGCTGAACCAACTGAAAAACTTTTTGAAAAAGGTGGAGTGATTGGAAAAGAGAATACACCATAACCACCTGTTCCTCCGGCACCGCCACTGACAGCACGGCCGCCGCCACCGCCGCCACCGCCGGCTCCCGCTATGTAAGCTAAACCAGCGCTAGCATTATTCGATGCAGTAAAAGTTCCTGCTGAATTAGTAATATGTTTTGGAACAAATCCTCCTCCACCTGCTGATCCTGAAGAGGCAGCTGTAATTCTTCCTTGCGCATCAACTGTAATAGATGCTGAAGTAAATGACCCTGCAGAAACTGAAGTATTTGCTAGTTTGTCTGCAGTAACAGCATCGTCTTCAATCATATCAGTAGCAACTTGTACTTCACCAATAGTTCCAGCAGAGGCTGCTCCCAAAACTCTATTTGCAGTTGTAGTGTCTTGCATTTTCGCAAAAGTTACAGCATCATCTGCAATTTGTGAAGTTGCGATTGTGCCTGTTAAATTTGCAGCAGCAACAGTTCCACCTAAAGTGTCTAATGAAATTTCATTTAGGTTAGTTCCATCTGAATATGCTGCATAAATTTTTGCTTGGTCTAAAGTAAATCCTGTTCCTGATGCAGTTTTGATTGTGAGGTTTGTTGGATTAGTTAATCCTGTTGCATCAAAAATATAAAATTTTTCGATTGAATCTGGAATAGTACAAACTGTGCTTGCTGCTATTGTTGCAGTTGCAAATTTTATTACTAGATTTCTAGCGTTTGATATTGCACCATCAGACATTGCAAGAGCTAAAGTTCCACCACTTGAAAGTGTCACTTGTTCAAAACCTGCAACGGCTTGTTGTACTAAATTTAAATTTGTGTTTGTTTTATCTCCCCATGTACCAGCGTTTTCACCGGTTGCCATAAGTTCTAGTTTTAAATCACTTGAGTAAGTTGATGCCATAATTTTAATCTCCTAAATAATATTTATAATACAATAACTAAGCAGCCAAATCAACAGGAGTCCAAGTATTATTTACTCCTAGATCTATTTCAGCCCATGCAGTTATATTAAGGCTTCCTATTGATGCTGTCAATTCTATGCCAGTTACATCAATTCCTGCTCCCGCATCAATAGTAACAGATCCAACAGAGGTAGTAGCCTGTAAGCCCGATACACCAATAATTTGTCCTGGAATTTCAGCGTGTTGTCCAAGTGATAGAGTTCCTTGTAAACCAGTCACAGATTCAGTTGTTGTTTGTACTAAGCTAAAAGTGCCTAAAGTTATTGACATTTGTATGCCAGTAACGTCTACAGGAGTTTTTAAACCTGCTACTGTGTTGCCTACAGAACCTGTTAAAGAACCCGCACTAGAGACCGTAACATTAGCGTCAGCATTAATAGTTAAAGAATCTATTGTAAAGTCTAATTGATCTTCTGCAGCAAGAACAATTATATCTTGATCAATTTTTAGTGAGAAACTACCTTGTGTTGAAGTTATTTCAGATCCAGTTACAGCAACAGTTACATCTGTAAGTCCAACTTCTTCACCTATTGAAGAAGTTAGAGACTGTCCAGTAAGAGCTACTGAATAATTTACTCCCCAAGCAAATGAACCCCAAGCACCTCTACTCCAACCTTCTCCTGTTAGAATACTCTCGTCAACAGTCGCAGCACTAATTTGAGTATTGAAAACTGTTCCTGTGACAGGCACTCCAATTCCAACAACTGTGCTTCCTATTCCAGAAGACATAGTTACAGGACCAGGATCTTCTATTAAAACAGAAGTTCCACCAACTGTTGTTCCTTGTGATGAAGTTAATTGTATACCTGAAACACTTACATCAGCATTTGCTGTAACTGATTCAGAACCTATTGATGATGTTAATGATATGCCACTAACGGAAACTATTTCGTCAGAAAGATCTCCCCATTCCGATGCTCCCCATGTCTTTCGTCCCCATCCAGTGGCCATATCATTTTAATCCTTATGCTAATCTTAAAATCGCAGCAGATGTTGTGAACGCAGGAAACTGAATTGTAAATGTTCCAGACGTTGCAGTTTTATCTCCACCAAAATCTAAAACAGCAACAGCATCAGTGGTGCCTGAACCACCGTTAGTTGTTGTATTATAAATTAAAGCTCCTCTTGCAGTAAGAGTTACACCTACGAATGATAAGTCAGCAAAATCTGTGATAGCCACAGAAGATGAAACTTTAACACCTTGGTTTACTAATGCTTTTCCACCTGCACTATAACCTGATGAAGATACTTCAGTGTTTGATCCACCACCTGGGTTTGTTGCATAGTTAGTAGTTGATTTTCCTAAAGTTGCAGAACTTGTAAACATCGCTAACTTGTAAGTGTCAGATGATGTATCAAAGTCATGCTTTGCTTGTAGCAATTGTTTCTTAAAAGAATCACATATTGCGTTTGTTGTTATTGCCATAATTGGCCTCCT